CGGAAAAGGTGAACTGGACCTGGTTCACGTTCACGCTGCCGGAGGTCAGGGCCTCCCGGTTTTTCAGCGTCAATTTATTCCATTCTGCGTAGAGAAGAATCATAGCGGTTTCACCTCGTTACTCTGTGGATTCGTCTGCCTTGCTGTACGGCTCTCCGATGTATCGCAAATAGTCCGCCTCTGTGATTGCGCGGGACTCAACGTCCGCTTTTGCGAGGGCCAAAACGTCCTCCTTGACGCTTTCGGGGATGTTTTCAAAGGTCCTTGTGCCACGCTTGATGCACCGCCAGTAACTGTAGGTGATCGTCTTAAACATCGCTGGTTCCCTCCTGAATCATTTCGTACAATTCAACAGCGATTTGGTCCATTTGTTCCAATGTGGCCTGAAATTGCTGCTGTTGCTGGGAGAAATACACGCCGCCGTCAACGGGGACAGCCATAACGGTTTCCAGGTCCTCCCCCAGAGGCTCCCGCCCCTCCAAGTTATAGGGCGCGGACTGGACGGAAATACCCTGGGCCTCCTCCTCGGTGGTGCGCCCGTAGCACCCGTTTTCCTGCAAGCGAATAAATACAGGCTCGTCCACCAGGGCCATTGTCTCCCCGTCCTTGATGATTTGATACACCGCTCACTTCACCCCCTTTACAAGCGAAAGAATGTGTTTCAGGGTGGAAATATCGGCGTTGTAGAAGTCCACGCTCCACACCCAGAATCCGGGGCTGTCCGCTTTTTTCAGTGCGCTGGCCTGGGGGTCCTCCCACAGCTTGTCCCAACGCGCCTGGTGGTTCTTGTCGTGATTTTCCAGCCGCCCCTTGATCTCCCGCACCAGTTTCCCACGCTCCAGGCCGTTGCCATCATCGTTGCGGGAAAAGTAGTCGTATGCGACCTGGCTTGTCGTAACGCATACCGGGTTCCCGCTCTCCGTCAGGATCATATCGCCCTTGGACTGGAATCTTGTACCATAGGGAAAATTAACTCGTTTCCCGCCGCAAATCTGTCCACGGTAACGCCTATGATTGATGTACTCCATATCACGCCACCATAAAGCCGGGGCAGACACTCAGGTCGTATGTTCCATCGTCATAAGATGCTTGCCCATCCGCACTTACGCAACAAATATACATAGACGATGTGGCATGTCTGGAGCGCAGCCAATGTCTTAAAGCAGTTCCCATAAAAGCAGTTTTTCCTGCCCACGGATAGGCTATTTTCGTGTTTCCGTTTTTGTAATAGTCGTATTGTTTTTGATAAGACGCTTCGCCAGAATAAGAATAGGTCGTAGCCCCGAAAACTTCATATTCTGATAGAGGCCAGATGCGCGGATAATTAGCATATACGCCTGTTCCACCTGTCCCCATAAGCGCCGCATATTTTGTGCAAGTCGCAATTACGCTTCTCCAATCAGCACTAATCGAGTTGTAAATTGTTGTATTACACAAGGTATACATGTTGCTACCGTTGTAGTTGATGTATCCGTCACTGTTCTTGTCGCCAAAATAATACTGTCTACTGCTGCTAGTGTTGGTTTGATAAGTATTTTCATCAACTGCTGCCAAAAATTTCCCGGGATTTTTTAGGGCAACAAACAATTGGAAATGCGTGGAATGGCTAATGTTATTGCCGCCTGATTCTCTGGGAAGGTTGTGGTCAAAACCAATTAGGACTGCGCTCCAATTGACACTGCCGTAGGAAATAGTCTGTGCGGTATAGTCCCCAACAGCCCAATAGAGCGGTGCATCCCCAGCCTGAGTTACCTCCTGGATTTCAGCGGGAGTGGCCTCGCTAAGTGCGGGGACTACCCGCAGCCTCATCGAATACTCCGCCAGAGCGGTGATCTCAAAATCTTTTGAGTATGTCCGCCCGTTGTACTCCACAGTGATTTCCCAGGTGCCGAATCCAGCCGGGTAGAGTACGGCGGTCCCGGTGCTGTCTGCTGTGGCGGTCAGCGTGGTATCGCCCAGCGTGGCGGTGACGATGGTCCCCGCGTCCGTGGTGACGGTCAGCACAGAGGTAGGAATTTTTCCATTCAGCGCCGCCAGAGCATCATCCACGGTTGGGTCGGACTGCTCCAGCCCGATAGCGTCCGCCGTGGTGTCCGTCAGCAGCGTGGCCTTTGTCAGCGGTGTTCCAACCTGGGTGGGGTTGTCCGCCCGCGTCAGAGTTACATACTCGCTTGTGCCGTCCGCATGGGCAAGCTGATAGCGATTAGGGCTTGTAGGGATGCGGTCTTTCATCTTGGCCTCCTTTTGCCAGGGGGGTTAAACCTCCCCGGCGTATACCTCACCGCAATAAATCACTTGTGCCAGAGCATTTTCCAGCAGTGTGTTAATGTCGGTGAGGATCCTTTCAATGTCGTTTGCCTGTGCATAGCCAAAATCGACCATGCCGTCAGGGACGGCGGGAGTGGTGGCGTAGAGGGCAAATTGCTTTCGCAGCTCCGCCACATCTGCCAGGTACTGCGCCGCCGTCTCCGGGGTCAGCCACTCATTTTCCTGCCAATCCGTCTTGGGGGTAACGCTGACTTTGTATCCAGCGTCCCGCAGCAGACCAGCCAGGTAAGACATGGCAGAGCCGACACGGTTCAAATCTGTATAGCAGTATGAGCCTTTCAGCGCCGCACCGTTCCATTCCTCCTGCTCCGCTTCTGTGGCGGTGTTGGCCTTGATTTTCGCCGCCAGAGCGGAAACGTACTGCACATCCTCCGCAGTACGGTCGGTGATGAGGTTTGGAAATGTCATGGTGTGTCCCCCTGGTTAAACTCCGATGGATTCGCTGTCTGCTGCAACGGTGTTTGATAGCGTCAGCGTCATTTTGGCAAGGTTGCCTGTCTCCGTAGTCCCCCACGGCGTTGGCTGTGTCACGCAGTCCCCCAGCCGCTCACCTTTCCACACGAACTTCGTTTCCACGGTGTTCCTCCGTGTGTAATAGTCGTAGAGCCGCTGGGCCACCGCCTGACCGATGCTTGGTGAAATAAGGGTCGCACCTGTCACCTGTACCACGTTTGGCTTGTCGTTTGCCGTAACATCCGGGTTTTTGACGGAGTAGACCGTCTCTGTGTCGGTGTACTTCTGCCCCCCAATCTCTATGCCGCCGTTGGTGTCTACGGTGTAGCTGTGTGCGGTCACCTGCACCTCGGTCACAATGGCCTCTGTGCTGATGGAGGCTCCCACATAGGTACGGTCAACGCCAATGGCGGTAGGCTCGTCTGCCGGATGGAATACCCGGATACTCTCGCGCCCATCTGTGGAGATGCACACGCCCCAGGCGAAAATCACCTGCTGAATAGCGTCTCGCTCCGTGCCGGGGGCAATATAGCCGGTCAGCGTTGTATCTGCCACCTCGTCCATGTCAAGGGCCAGCTTTTCCCCCACGATCTCCCGCATCAGCGCTTTGGCAGATTTGCCGGAGTACATACCCCCAGAAAAGGCGCTGTCTTTTAAAACTCCCAGTGCGTCAACGCAGTCAATGGAGTACAGCCGTTCCGCTGACCGGCTGAAAGAATCAATGTAGTACACGCCCACGAGGTTGCTGTCGTTCCAGGCTTCTACCGGCTGCTTTAGCTGGAACATGAAATCCGTGTCGGACTTGCTGTCCAGATTCCAAGTCATGGTGGAGATCGGGACGCTCAAAGAAGCGAGGTCTGTCTCGCTGACTATTTTCACATTCCGAAGCTCGTCCATGTAGAACCGCCGATGGATACCGAAAATGATCTGATTTAACCTGGCCCTCCTGTGGGGAAGGCAAGTTTTCACCAGCGTAATCACGATTTTGTCATAGCTGGTGACTTTGTTCTCACAGAAAAACGTGGTATCGTCGGGGGTAAAGTCTTTTTCACTCCTGAGCGTGCTGCCTTGATACCACTTGATGTTGACGCTACTGCAATACTCGCCGGTTGCTGTGTCGAATACCAAAGTCACGCCGATGGAAGAATACTGGGCGGAAAACTCAATGGTAATAACCGGGGGGGATTCCAGCGTACCATCGTCCCCGCTCAAAGCATCAGACCAGAATGGAACCGTCTGGGGCATGAGTTTGAAAGTACCATCCAGCAACCACCGGTTCCTTTCCAATGTTGCTAGAGCCGGAACATCATTCTCGTGAGGAAGACGCGCAATATCCGATTCCCCACTCTGCCCGGTCGCAGACACAACGGCGGTATCCTCTGCGCCTGGGGCAACGTCCTTGTAGATCAGGGATGACTTGCTCATGGCTTCACCTGTGCATCCATAGGAATGAAATTGATTTCAATTTCTCCCCAGTATCTAATGCCGTCTTCCTCTTTCTCCAAGTCCTGGGTGGCAGAGGTATAATAGGCTTCGTAGCTGATGGCTTTCTGCCCGTCCGCCGCCTCAAGCATCACGCTGTCTTCAACGGAGTGCTCAACCAGATAATCCCATAATTTGTCCAAGCCCTCATAATTGTTCCCGCGGCGAAACACGGTGATTTTATTTCCGAGATACGTGCCGATGATGTCTCGCACCATGCGCCCCGCCAGCACTCGCCCAGCGTTAGAGCCGTCCAGCACATTGAAGTTTCGACTATACTTGGAAATTGCCACATCAGCGTCAAATTCCACGCCGTTTAGTTTTATGTAACTCATATGTCACCCACCCGTTAAACTCACGCCCACACGGTTGCCCTCGGCCTTGTTCAGCTTGTACACGATCCGCCCCAGCTCCGTCTTGTCCAGCATCAAAACCGCATCGCTGCTGCCGTTATAGTTGGCTTCTGCCAGCGCCTGACGGAACGCCTGTACCATCGTGGCAAGCGGCGTCTCGATGTTTGTGCCGCTCTTTTGATCGCCCAGCACCGCCATAAACTCCCGGTTGGGGGGAATGACGGCCCCGGTAGCAAGAGCAGGAGCAGCTACCCGGACCTTCGACGATGCAGAATTGGTGGAAGTCGTAATTGCGCTTGCACTGGAAGACGCAGAGCTGAACGCTTCTTTTATTCCGCTAACTGCGTCAGAAACCCAAGAAGTAACCGTAGTCCAGGCGTTTTTTAAACCTTTTAAGAAACCGTCAATAATGTCTTTACCGACGTTTTTCCAATAGTCAATTGTTAGATATTTTTTAACGCTTGAATCCCACCACGCCTTGATTTTCTCCCAAACTCCTTTTAGCTTCTGAAGAATTGCGTCCCAATTTAATGCCGTGACAGTAACTAGGCCAACGGCTCCCGCCGCAACTAGGGCGATACCGAGAGGTAGATTAACACCGGTCATGCAAAGAATCAGGCCGATTGCAAGGAGGAAAACACTAACAGCAGCAGTTACAATGCCCATTTCGCCTTGCAGTTTTTCTGCTAACCAGCTCCAATTCGCTGCCACTGTCGTAACTAAGACAATAGCTCCTGCCGCAATTAAGGCAATGCCCAAAGGAAGGTTCGTTCCCGTTAAGCAAAGAATGATTCCAATTGCCAAAACAAACACACCGACAATCGCCGTTACAACTCCGAGCACCCCTTGGAGCTTGCCAGAGAGCCATTCCCAGTTATCTGCAACTCTGGAGACCAAAGTAATTGCCCCACTCGCAATCAGCGCAATACCATATGGGAGATTAACTCCTGTTAGGCAAAGAATAATACCGATGACCAACATGGCCATACCAACAACCATTTCAACGACCGCAAGCACGTGATCTAAGTGGTCTTTTAACCAGTCCCAGTTTGCGGCAACGGTGGTAATGAGGGCAATAGCTCCTGCTGCGATCAAGGCAACTCCAAGTGGGATTTGCACGCCGGTTAAACATAGGATGATGCCTATAACCAGCGTGAATCCGCCAACAATTCCAGTGGCAATTCCTAGAGGCCCTTGAAGTGCGTCGGATAACCAATCCCAGTTTGCGGCTATTGTTGACACTAAAGCTGCCGCTCCTGCTGCGATCAAGGCAACTCCAAGAGGAAGTTGAGTGCCAGTCAGGCAAAGAATAATGCCAATTACAAGTGCGAACCCTCCAACAATACCCGTAACAACTCCAAGTGCGCCTTGCAATTGCTCAGATAACCAGTCCCAATTAGCCGCAACCGTCGCGGCTAGCCCAACAGCTCCCATTGCTAACAGCCCTATTCCAAGCGGGAGAAAATTTGGCCCTCCAACCATTACCAAAATTGCTCCAATTGCGAGAAATGCTACACTTACTAGCGCGACAATTTCCCCTATCGTGCCTTGCAATATTTCTAAAATTGCGCCTGGATTCGAACTGATAACGGATACCAATCCAACCGCGCCTAAAGCAATAAGAGCGATCCCTAATGGGACGTTTATCCCAGACAGGGCCAAAATAACACCAATCGCCAAAAGAGCCGAGCTTGCAATTGCTGTAATTTCGTCTAAATCTGAGGCATAAGCGCTGGAAAAATCAGCAGCAGTAGAAGTTGACGAACCACCCCCAGAAGTTGAATCGTCGCTTGACAGTTGGTTGATCTCATCGAATGATGCCATTGATTTGCTGGCCTTTTTTGCCGAACTTCCAACATCATCCAGAGCGTCAACTTCCGCATTAAGGCTTTCTGCTGCTGCTGCCGATTGCTGGATAGTCGTTCCAAACAGCTTGGCAGTCACGTTTGCGATTGCAGTTACTATTTTGGTAAGCACCTGGACAAGGGCGGTGAACGCCGGGATGATGACGTTGACAAGCGGCTGGGCCAGCGTCAGTAATGCGCCTTTCAACTGCGCCATTGCCGCCGTTGCTTCGCTGTTCGTTTTCACAACTTTGCTCATCCACGTTCGCATGGCCCGCAGTGCGGAGGTGATAAGGGAGAAAACAAAAACACGTCTCGCAAGCCCCGCAACACGATTGGCAAATTTCTCCATAGATTGGTTCGCCATATCAAGGGCTTCTGGCATACGAGAGGCGCTTTCGCTGGTTGCCGCCAACTGCCGCTGGACTTCTCCGGCCTTTTCTTTCTCGAGGTCAAGGTCAACGTTTGAGCGGGCAATGCTGGAATCAATGGATTCTAATTTTCGCTGGACACGGCTCCACTCAGCTTGCAATCCTTTTACGGTTTCTTCTTGCGTGGCGATTTTACTTGTAGGGATCCCGGCGGTATTTTGCATTTCGTACAGCTTTTTGCTGGCAGCGTCAAGCTGAACGGTTAGGTCATCCGCTTGCTTCGCCAAAGGAATCCGCTCCTGCTGCTTCTTATAGATCGTTTCTTCAATGCGCTCGATTTTCTTTGTGATGCTGTTTAGCTTCTTTTGAGCATCCTGGTCATCAGCATCCACAGCAATCACGATAGAGCCGTCTGCATTTGTCACATTTTTCACCACCCATCTATTGAAAATATCTAATTTTTGTGATATAATTTCTTATACCCAAAGGAACAAAGTTGTTATCAAATAACCATTTTCAAAAAAGAAAGAGAGGTAATCACATGAAAGGCAAAATCGTTCCATTTTTCACCGGCGTTTTGGTCTCTGTAATGGTCATTGGTCTCTCTGTTACGGCACTCGCAGAAAACGGGCTAATTCACATCGACGCAAGCCCTATCAACGTTCTTGTCAACGGTGAGGTATTCCAGCCGAAGGACGTAAACGGCAACGATGTCGCTATTTTCAATTGGAACGGCACAACGTATGCCCCTTTAAGAGCTTTAGCCGAAGCATATGGTCTTGAAGTCGGCTATGATAGTGAAAAGAACCTTGCTACCGTCAACAGTCCATCAAGCGTTGTAACCCAAGAATCCAAATTATATAGCGGGGCAAATGTTTCTGTAACATATCAAAACATTTCCACCGTGGAAGGAGTTTCCGGGGCGTTCTTGGTAAACTTGCAAATGGAAAACACAGGCAGTGAACCAGAAGTCTACTATCTACGGAATGTTTATGTGGATGATTTGGCTTGCCAAAGCGGAACAGGCGTTCCAGTTACGGCGGACGCAGGGAAAAAGGCGAACGGATCTTTTATCATCTTTTGTAGCGAAGACATTACGCAGATAAAAAAGGTTGAATTTCAAATCGTTATTGCCAACAGCGATACTTTTAGCACGATTGAAACCAGTGAAACAATCACAATAATTCCGTAATGGGCAGGAGGCCACCCGGTTAAGGGGTGGCCTTTTTTTTCCCTCCCCATTCTTCCAAAAGACCTTGGTCTTCCTCCGTATACTTGTTTTTGAAGTCAACCAGGCTTTTGTTTTGGTGATACCATTGCCGTTCTTGCTTGTCCAATGCTTTTCCCTTTGCCAGTTTATCCCTGATACTTACAATCTGGGCAAATGTGCAATCGCTGCCTATCTCCTGATAATACGAAATGAACGTCCACCAGTGCATATATGGAATAGACCGTATTTCTTGCCCACATATATGATTTATTGGGGCAACGATATATTTAAAATCCTGCTCCCAATCAACCAGCTTTGGGCCGTTCTTTTTTTCTTGGACATTTTGACCACAGTTGATAAATCGGTAACACTCGTTAAGAGCGTCTTCATAATGTACAGGTGGCATAGTTTCAAAAGCCGGGTAAAAAATATCTAATGAACAGATATATTTCTCGTCTTCACTGAGTTCTGGGTCAGACAATGCCGTACAAATGTTCAAAATGTCCCGGTAATCCGTCCGAACTTCATATTCAGCCCCCTGAACTTCAACCGCTTTTGGCAAATCGTATATCATTTGTGGTACTTAGCCGTATACTTGGCAATTCTGGAATTTGTACGCCGCTGTTCACGATTTAAACCGCCGTCAATTTCGTCCATTATTGCAAAGAGGAAATTGCACCAAGCCGGGAGACCGTCACACATTGCGTAGACATTCATATCCCCGAACAAAGCATCACACACAGGCGTTTTGAAAAGTTCGTCGATGATACTTCTCATTTCTGCGTCACGTTTCCGAGCAATGTCAAAAATTTCCGCACTTTTCCCAGCGGCTTCGACCTCTGCTTTATACTTGTCCTGTTTTTTATCCAGCTCATTGAATGTGTCATAAAGCTTTTCAACAAATGCGCTGTCGGTCGGATTAAAAGACACCTCACACTTGCCGTTAATGCTGTAAGTTACAAGCCCTGTCCCAAAATTAATTTCGTTCATTAGGCGGCCTCCGTGAAGGTGACGGTGCCGTCAGAACCCTTAGACACGCTGCCGATGGTGCGGGTGCCGCCGTAGGTCACGTCGATGGGCATACCGATGGTGCCGCCGCCCTCGCCGCCGAGACTGGTGGGCTTCACAGCACAGGAGGCGTAACGTTCGCCGAAGCTGCCCTTGCCGCCGCTGGCGGTGGTATAGAAGTGGGCAATCAGCATATCCTGGTTTGCCAGGGAAGTGGCGTTATGATTTACGATAGCCAGGTTGTAAATTCTGGCCTGCGCATCGTCACCACCGTCCAGCTCCCAGGGGTCGAAGCTCTGAGTAACAGTGGGCTTTTTGAGCGTGGTGTAGGTGTCACCCAGGATGTCCTGGGAGGTGTCCTCGCCCCAATCGTATTCCGCCGAACTGTCGGTGGTACGCTTGCCGATGGGGGACCACACCGGGGCGGAGCTGGTGCCGGTATTGAGATAGGCGATCAGCAGCTCACGGGCAATGGTCTCGCCGGGGGTGGTGTTGAAAGTGTATTCGTTCGCCATTTATATCACCTCGTATGTCAGTTTCATTAGGATTTGGTGGTCTTCGTCGCCGTTGTCGTAGGCGGCGAATAGCGCCGATCTGGTGGTGGCCTCGACCTTGCGGACAATGATGCTGTCCCCCAGGGTGGGCTTATGCTTGGTACACCAGTCGCCCAGAGCGTCCAGCACCTCGTCAGCGTCCAGGCGCTTTTCAAAGCTATTCTGCGGCTTGATGCGGTAGATCAGTTTAAATTGGTACTCAGCCAGGTAGCCGCCCAGGATGTACCGCCGGGTGATGTACGCCCCCTGGATGGTGGACAGGGCCATGCTGGATTTGTCCGCTTCAAGATACTCGTAGTTGATGAAGTCTTTGGCGATGCCCTCCGGGATGTCGGGGTAGCTGTTCACCCAGGCCATGACGCTGCGGTTGATCTGGTCGTTTTCTTCCTTGTCCACCAGTACGACGGGCTTATTCTCAGAGGCCATTTTTCACCGCCTTTTCTGCTACCCTAACCCACTTTTCCAGGTTCTGGGCTTTGGATGCCTCAAACCAATGGGATTGGGCGCTTGGGTGGAAATCCGTTGTGAATACCAAATCCCGGTCGGTGGCGTGTTTTGGGCCGTATACAGGCCCTTCCATCGCCTTGCCGTAGTAGAGATACCGGGCGTATGGGCCGGGGTAGATGATTTGGTTCTGGTCGATATAGGTACGGTTTTTGAGCGATCCGGTGAGCATCGGGACAAAAGGCTCGGTATCCTTCATCGCCTGTACCGCAACCACCGTCTCTGCCTTGTCGGCGGCGTGGCGCAAAACAGAGGAAACGCCGTCCAGGCCGTCGGTGTAAACGCTGAATTTCAGCATTATTTCCCACCAACTTCCCAATGCTGGAGGTTTCCAAAGTCCTTTTCATCCACTTTGGTCACGTTGTACACGTCGTCAACCATGCTCTCGATGGTCTCATAGGTCTTGTCCGGCATGATGACCTCGCCCTTGATGAAGAAGGAGGCCCCGCCGGTGCCATTGATGGAGAGGGTCCAATAGCCGGTCTTGTCCGTCAGGCGGTCGTACTCCTGGGGGCCTACATACACCCGCTTCGCCCCGGTGTCAGCGTCCACCGCCTCCACATCGAAGGGGATGTAGAGGTTTACAGCGTCCGCCCCCTCCAGGCCGCTGGTGCGCACGTTGACCGCTTTGGAAGCGTCCAGGAGTACGCCCCGCAGAAGGGTGATATAGGTGTTGGTGACCTCCCGGAAGTTGGTCTTGTCCACCTCCACCGTCACGTTGTAGAGGGTGACGGTATGGGGAAACATACTCACCGGCAGCACCCCCCACGGTAGAGAAGCCCGGTGCCAGCGAGGTGCCGCCTTGCGATGTCCGCCAGGGCGCTTTTGGCGTTTTGGGCCACGGTCAGCGCTTCGGTGGCGGTGCTTCCCCCGCTGCGGTAGCTCTTGGACCAGCTTCCAACGCTCTCGCTCTGCACCTCTGCCCCGCCCTCCATCGTCTCAGACGCCGCTTTCGTTGCCGCCGCATTTGCAGCGTCTATCACCGCGTACTGCTCCGCCAGCTCGCAACAGGCCATTTTTAGGGCGGGGAGGTCGGCGTGGGCCTCCGCCCGGCCCTGGGTGTAGTAGTCCAAAAAGGCGCTTGCACGCAGAGCCAGGCGGGGGAAGTCGGATTCCTGGATGGTCTGACCGAAATAGTCATTTTGGTAAAAATCGAAATCGGCGTAAACCATCACATAGCCTCCTCAATCGCCGCAATGATGTCAGCCTTTTTCATGGAGCTGCTGACCCCCGTTACTCCATTGGCCTCCGCATACTCCAGCAGTTGCGCTTTCGTCATGCTGTCCAGGTCATCGGAGGCGGAGGAAGGCTCACTCAGCAGCTCGATCAACCCCCCGCCGGGGCGTAGACGGCGAACGGGCAGCGCTTGCTCTCGTCAGGCTGGAAGGCGTTGATGGGGTTGGGGATCTCCCAGCCCAGGCGCATCACGGCCCGCAGCGCCACCATATCCTGCTGGGCCAGGGAGTAGATGATTTCCTTCGTGCTGGGGTCGATGATGGTGGCCTGATCCAGCAGCTTGTACGTCACATCCTGCCGGATGGAGTACACCAGCTGGGAGAAGTCGCCCACGATCATGTTGGCCTTCGTGGAATCGAAAGAGCCGTTCATGGGGAAGGTCATGGGCACGCCGTCCAGGGCGTACTGAGTGCTGCCCTGCATATCGGTCTTAAAGACCGGCTGGCCGGTGGTGTCCTTCAGGCCCCGCAGCACAGCCCGCATCCGCACAGCGGACATAGCGCCGGTGGGGAGGAAACCAGAGGCCTCCACCTTTGCGATTACGCCGTCCACGCCCATGATGTCCTTGAACACGTCGCTGGTCTCGGTGACCACGGTGCTGGCGGCGGTGGCGGTGGTGAAGATGGAATCCCGCCAGGAGGTGGGCTTGTCGGTGCCGAAGAGGATAGCGTCGTCAATCTTCTTACCGAACGCCTCCACCAGCCGGGGCTGAACCTCGCCCCAGATGTCGTAGTTGGCGTCATCCAGGACAGCCTCGGGGATGGGGACGATAACCGCCAGCTCCTCGGCGTAGATCTTCTTCTTGTCCCACGCCATTTTGGTGGTCTGCTTTACGCCGGTATCGCCGTCCACCCAGTAGGCGGTAGGCAGCATATCCAGCACGTTCATGGTCTGGGTCTTGCTGGTCATGTTGGGCAGTCGCCGCCCCATGCTCAGCACGGCGGACCCGGTAGCCACCCCCTGGATGATCTCACGGGTTACAGGCTCCGGGATCAGGCCGGATAGGTCGGTACGGGAAATGATATTCGTAGCCATTTTTTACCTCGCTTTTTATTTTCTTAATCCTCTCAGCAGACTGTTCATCTGCTCGTTTGGCTTCTGCTGGACGTTGCCGCCGGTCAAGCTGGCCCCCATGCTGACACGCACGGTACCGGGGGCGTTCTTCTCCTTCAGGAAGGTCTCCGCCGCCTGTTCAAAGGTCAAAGTGTCGGTGACCATCTTCCCGATCTTGAAAGAGTAGTAGTCCACATCATCGGCGGATACGCCCTTTCCCAGAAGGAATTTCTCCCGGCGGTACTGCTCCAGTTCTGTGTTTGCCGCCGCAAGCTGCGCCGTTGCGGTGTCTCGCTCTTTGGTGATGTTGTTCAGCTTGTCCTGCTCGGTCTGCTGACTGGCCTTCCAGGTACGATAGGCCGTCAATTCTTCCTCGCTAGGTACACCCTTCATTGCTTTTGCGATACGCCTTCCAATCAACGCATCAACCTCAGACTGGGTGAAGGTCTTTTCAGTCTGCTGTTCCTGCTCCTGCGCAGTATTTTCTGTATTTTCAGCCATAATTACCTCCGTTTATTTCCAGGGCCGTCGCCCTGCGGTTTAATGCCTCTCGGCGTGTTGTATAAAAACCTCTTGCGAGGTGTTTACCAAAAGAAAAAGAGCCAACCTGTAAGAATCCCTTACAAGTTGGCCCAATCGCCCTTACCCAATGCCAATTCATTGAGCGCTATATCTGATTGTCTTTTTGACCTCTAAGACGATATAACCATCGCCTTTTCGCCGTACCTCTGCATCATTTCCACGCTTTATGATGTCTTTGATAGCTTGCAAGATGGCCTTTTCGTCCATTGCTCACCTCTTAAACCCTTCCACTCTTGCCCTCTCCGGCTGCGTTCTCAGGTCTGCCTCTGCGCTGAACTGCTTGTACTCCTTCGACAAGGCCCGCAGCCGTGCCCGGTAGGTGGTGGCGGTCTCCGTGTCCCCTGACGCTTCGGCCCCGATGATGCGGGTCTTGCAATCCCGCATCTTGGTTTCTATCTGCCGCTGCTTCTGCGTGGCCTCATAGTGGGTGTACTCCCGGCCCTGGTAGGTAAAGGGCGGCGGGTCGATGTTGGCAAGTTCTTCGTCGGTGTACGTGCGTTCGGATACGCCCTCAACCCACGCAAAATGATGGTGGCGACAGTTAACTCCCTCCAGGCCGTCCACCTCACCCCAGCCGCACACCTTGTACACGTTGGGGTAGATGTCGTTGTCACGGGTGCTGTATACCTTCCCCTGCCAGTCCTTGTGGGATGACCACGGATTAGGCCCCGGCTTGTCTCTGGCCCCGGCGTGGGCGGTGATCTCCATGTACGGGGTGTCCAGCGTGTCCATCAGCTGGTTGCTGTACTTGGCGGATAGCTGGGATACACCCGTCATAACGGCCCTGCGTGCCGCCACGTCCACCCGGTTATGCCAGCCAGACGCATAGTCCACCGTCTGCAATCCGCTGCCCGTCAGCCGCTTCACGGCCCCGCGGATGGCGGTGTTGTAATCCACCGCCCCAGACCACACCTGCATCTCCGCATCATCCAAAATCTTCTGGTAGGTCTTGGCAATGGGGAGGAACTGCACCTTGCCGTCAGCACCCCGCAGGGCAAAGCCCAGGGATTGGGTGATGTTGGCGAACTCCCCCAACGTCTGCGCCCGGATTGCTTCAACCTCTTGTTCCATTGACGATAGGGCGAAGGTATCAACCGCAATATCCGCCTTGCCGATGGTGTAGTCGAAATACTCTTGGTTGCGGTCCACGGCTCTCTGGCAAATATCGTCAAACTGCTTGTTGGTCAGATTCAGCGTTTTCTTGATGCGCTTCTCAATTTCGTCAAGGCTCAGGCCCCGGCGCTGTAAAATGCGTATCTGCTCCAACGCGCTTTCGGTGGCCTCTCCGCTCAGTTTGAACCGGCGGCAAATGTCCGAAAGAACAAATTCTTCCAGGTCACGGTAGAGCTTCACAATGTAGTTTGGGACGTTCTCTAAGTAGTCGGGAGTGATCGGATACTTCATTCACCGCTCACCAAATCTTCCATTTGTGGCAGCGCCGCCTTTGCCGTGGCCTCGTCCTCGTTAAACCACTTCATGCGGTACTCGTAGAGATTCATAGCCCCCATCGCCACATCCTGACGATCGTTGGCTCTTTCTGTGTCCTTGTCCTCGATAATGGAATCGTCAAAATCAACAGAGATCTCCACGTCTTCATTTAGGCCCATGCCCAGGTAGATGTTGCCCATGTGGAGGATGATTCTGCACAGCTTGATAAGCGCATCTTCCAGGATGATCTCATGCTTTTTCAGCGTTCTAAACAGGCTGGAATTTTCGCTGACAACCTGTGTGGCGGTCGCAATGCTGCCGTTATCGTACTTGTAGTGGTTCTCACCGAATCCACACTTGCTGGACAGGACATTGAGCATATCCTGCATCCCGGCGTTATGCTCCTGGGTGCGAAGGGTCATGTCTATGCTGTTGATAATGGCCCCGTCCTGGGTGTCCTCGGGGAGAACGTAAAAAACGGTGTCGTTGGGGTCGAATGCCGGGTTGCCGTCCAGATCTTTGCTGGCCTCCGGCTTCACCACGATTCTCTTTTTGCCCAAGACGAACTCGTTGACATAGGAGTCATACGCCACGTCCACGCCCTTGAGGTTGTCGATGGCGTTGGCGAAGGCCGGAACACCCATGGGATAGGAGTTATCCACATTGTTGGCGATGTTCAGCCGGTCGATGACAAACTGTGGCTGGTCGCTGCCCGTATTGACCACAGGAGCGATGGCCTCAAAGCCTCTCACCTCGGAAAGCTGTACCTCGGTGCTGCTGCCGTTGGTGGTGCGATAGAGATAGTTCTCGATGATGTAGTTACCGCCCTCGCCCTTGTGGTGGATTTGAAGATAGGTGTATGTATTCCCATCAACCGCCTTGTCAGATGCAAAGGCGCACTCGGTAACGATGCCGTTCTCCCACTCCAGGGGGAAAATATTGGGGGCGGTCACATAGTCCAGTTTGATGCTGCCGCCGTCCACCAGCTCCCCGGTGTCCTCCTGGATGGTGGCCCCGGTCACCCGTGCCACATATGCCGCCGTACCCAGCGCCGCCTTCATCTCCTGCATCTCGTTTCCCTTGACGCGGAAGTTGTTGGCAGTCAGCACCGAATCAACAAGGGCCTGCTCCGCTTCGCCCTCCAGGGTGATAGCGCACTTCTCGTTGAGCAGCAGGTTGGCCCAATCCTCTGCTACCTTCTTCGCCATGCCCATAGAATAGCGGTGGCAGCGGATATGGTCGTGGCCGTTGTACACGCTGTATGTGTGGAACTTCTTCACTTCCCCGTCATACCAGGTTTTCCACACCGTGATATGTTCGTAGAAGGTAGAGGGAATCGTTTCATATCCCTTATCTTTTAACGCCCTAATAACGTCCATTTACGCAATCACCCCCATTCTCCTGTAAGCGGGTTCACAGGCATACCGAACCGCAGATATGACGTGATCGTCTGCATCCGGGTAGCCGCTGATGAAGTTCCCATCCTTGTCCCGCTCATACTCATAGTTGACGAACTCCTCATAGGCGTGGGGCGTTCTGCGCTTGTCTATGACGATCTTGCGCCGTGCCAGCCACTTCATGGAGTAGTCCAGAGACCCCGGCCCCTTGACCGCCCCCTTCGCTGGCAGCCCCAGCGCCCGGTAGTCCGCCACGCTCTTTGGCTCTGCGCTGTCGCAGATGATATAAGCGTCCGTATAGCCTTTATCGAGAATCCATTTCCCGGTTTCCTCATTACTTTTCTTGTGGCAATAATATTCATCCAGGAAACAGATGGTTTCCCTTGCCCTGTCGTAGTGGAGGCGGATAAAGGCGAATGCGTCAGGGTACCACCCATAGTCTGCCCCCTGGTAGATTCTGTCGAAGTGGCTGATCTCCTTGTCCGTGATCTCCCGCAGCTCCAGGTTCTCAAACACATTGCCGCCGGTTCCTACAGCTTCGCCCAGGTATTCGTGGCGATAGGCCCTTTCGTCCGTGGCCTTTAGGTGCTCCGCTTCGGCGATAAACTGTTCGCCCAACCATTCGGGCGGGGCTTCCAGGTAGGTGCTCTTGTGGGTCAGCCTATCGGCTCTCTCCTCTAAGCTGTCCTTGTTTGCCCAGTTGTCGCGGGATATAGGAGGGTTATAGCTCTCAAAGTTCCAAAACTTCGACCCGCCGCGCATGGTGGACTGGAGAATGGTTCTGATCTCCGCTCTCCCGGCGAACTGGTCTTTTTCTTCAAAGTGTGTGACGGCGATATATCCGAAGGGAACCTTGATGGACTTGATCTTCATAGGGTCATCGGCCCCCCGGAACATGATCTTTTGGCCTGTTGGCCTGTAAATCAGCTCCATAGGCGAGACTTTGGCGTCCCAATACTCCGCAACGCCCAGCTCCCCGATAGCCCACATATATTGGGCATACACGCTGTCTCTCAGGGTGTTGCCCACCTTGCGCAGCACCAACGCATGGATGCCCGGATTCTGCATGATGAGGATAGGCACCAGCAGGGACACACAAGAGGATTTCAAAGAGCCGCGGCCCCCGGACAGATCGTAATGCGTGTGGCCGTGCTGGAAAACATCGTGGGCGATAGGGTAAAACGCCGGGCCGATTACAGATGATATTTTTACCTTAGACATCAATAATCACCTGCACTCCGTTTTCCCCGCTTTCAAGATTCTCTGTCAATTCTTGCCACTTCTCCACGGCTTTAATATCTCCAGATGCCGCCGCCATATATACCGCCGCCACCACCACCGCCTGATTGGTCAGATCGTCAGTCGCCTCAATGCCCATCTTCTTCAGCTGGCTTTTTGTTTTGGTGCTGGAAATGGGAGCTTTAGCAATCATTTCCGCCAACTGCGCCATTGATTTTGCGGCTCTTTTGGATTTTCCACTTGCAATGCCGCCTTTTCTCGCTATTTTGGCCTGTTCTTCGCCAGTTTTGAACTGATTCCCACGTTTGCTTTCTTCGTCAGTCAGCTTGTGCCGTGGCAAGGGGGTTCACCCCCTCCCTGGTTAGAACGGGAGATAGCTGTCGCTGTCATCAATCTCATACACCGCCCGCCTGTTCTTGGCCTTGTTGTAATAGCGCCTGCTCTTGGCTCTCTTCCATCCGCTCCCTGATGCCATTTTCAAATTCCTCCTTTACGGTCCTAAATGCGTGTTTGCCAGTATTCCCCTGGTTGTTTTTGAAAATCGTCTCTCCGCTCTTGCCGTTGATGATCGTGTGCTTTTTGAGTATCCCGTCCAGCATCCGCTTAATGGCTCGGAACACTTTATCATCATGCAAAATCTGGAATTGCTCCACATTGTTGCTGCTGGAAAGATTGGCGCTCCCTGCAATCATGCTGTTGCCTTGCTCGCACTCGATTAGGCAAATCTTGCAATGGGAGGCCAACACCGCAACATTGATGTTATGCCCGGTAAACTCCCGGACCATGTAAGGGACTAACTTGCTGCGCTCCATTGCGACAAAGTAGTTTGAAACGATTAGGTTGATCTCCTGCGCCCCCAGCACCTCCAGGTTGACAATGCTGTCGATGTTTTCAGCGCCCATGCCTAACGTGGTGATATAGACACGCTTGCTTCGGCCTTAACCGCTTTTTGTATAAAAGGGCCTCGATAAAGTCCCCAAAAACGAATTTACCGCTAACTAAGCAAAAATAGTCTTTTGTAATATCGACATACTCAGCAGCTTCACAAGCATTTTCGAACGCAACCGGCTCATAGTTGAGCCGCGCCGCCTGGATAAATTCTTTTTCTACATCTGGGGAATTATTTTGATTTAGAATATTTCCCAAATCAAAATCCACAGAGGAAAAGTCTACCTTTTTCTTCTTCATAAAGCCCCTAATCCCACCCAGCCGGTCACCCGGCCTAACCTATGTCGCCGCCTGGGAGGTGCGACCTCCCGCCCCTGATAGGTGGGGTGGCGTTAGCCGGGCGGCATATTACCCTAATGACTTCACAATCTCCATCTCTCGCTCTGACAGCTTCCAGACGTGAGCGCCCGCACGTTCAGCCGCAGCACGTTCAGCCGCAGCACGTTCAGCCGCAGCACATTCGGACAATAGCAACCCACCGCCGAAAATGGCTTTCTTATTCTCCCTCTGCGCGTCCAGGCTATAAATCGGCGTGCAGTCCTGGCGCTTGACGGAGAATTCCACGCCGTAATGCGCCCAACGCTGCAAAATCGCCGCCGTGATGATATGATCTGGATACTCATACTTTGGTAGTTGCGCCACCGTCTCTTTTCTCAGCCGCTCCACCGTGGCATTCACCCGCCGGGACAGTTCCGGGCAAGTCTGCATGATGGTGTCGCCACCGTAGCTGGTGACAAAGGAAGTTTTCACAACTGCACCGTTGTCATATGTGATGTTGCAATCACAAATCAGGTGGTTCATCCGCATATTGTTTGACCGCCCAGATAGGCAGGTGAGGGAGGGCGCAAACAGGAAAAACTTGATTCCGTGGTCAAGATAAAAAGCGCAAATCTTTGACAGGATAGAAAACGGAGGATTGTCCAGCACCGTGCATCCTGCCGGGTAGTCGTAGTTCTCATAATCTCCACCCGGATAAAAGGGCCGCACGATATTTCGCCGGGTCAATGCCGTACTCCTCACACGCCCAGCCCTTGATTGTCTCGTATACCTCCGGCGGCGTGTAGCAGTCATCGGTGGTCTTTTTGGGCTTGAACTTGTCCACGAACAAGGCATACTGGTCATTGTCTGCCAGTTCCGCCGTGAAGTTCTCGTTATGCTCAAACGCCGCCTGGTCAATCATTGTCTATGTCCTCACTGTAGGAAGTGGGCCGATATTCCCGCCTCGGCCCCAGGGCGGTTAAGAAAGGAGGATGGAGAAAAACATGGAGTACCACCAGATACTTCCGGTGATACTCCAATTATTTCACAGTTTTCACTTTGCGTTCTCACTATAGTGAGAATTTTAAAAATTTTTTGCTTTCCCCGTATACCCGATAGGTCAGGTGATTCATCAGATGGCCACGATCTGAAAGTCTTTCTTAGTCCAGCGGTGCTTGTGCATCTTCTTGTCATTCCCGAACAGCACGCACACACGGACTGCAAACTGTGCGCTTTCGATGCTGTCATAAACGCAGATTTCGCCATCAGCCTTGAGCCAATCGGATTCAATGTTGTTAAAAATCTTGAACATTTTTGTTTCCTCCTGTATTTGTTGTGTTCTTCTCTATGGTCTTAGTATAGCATGGTTTAACCATGTTTACAATAGGCAGTATCACCAAAGTTTAACCACGGTTTTTGTTGATATTGTGCATGGTATAACCATGCCAAAGTGTGCTATAATACAGAAAAGGAGGTGATGCTATGCCTTTGACAGACGCAAAGCGCAGATCGAACAACAAATACATCGCCAAACACATGACGGTTTTGGGCTGCAAGGTACGAAAAGAGGACGCTGAGAAATTCAAGAAAGCCTGTGCCGATGCTGGCACGTCCCCTAATGCCGTTTTCCGAAAAGCAATAGACGATTTTATGAAAGAAGCACCGTCCAATTAAGGGCGGTGCCTCTTTTTCTTAATAATTGCAGCGGCCCAGCAGATAGTCCACGCTCACATGGTAGTAGTCCGCCATCTTCACCAGCGCACTTGCTGACGGCTCCGCTTCGCCCCGCTCATACCGTCTGAGCATCCCCGGCGTTGATAGGCCCATCAATCCTCCAGTGACTTCCATGCTGCGGACTGGGTGCTTGCTCTCCCGCAGTTGCCGCAACCGCTTGGGAAATTCTTCGTCCACATCGTTGATCCTTTCCTTACTTTGACGGTTCCGGCAGTGGCATCCAGTGGGTGACAGTCTGGGTAATTTCATCATTTAACCACTCCGGCACATAACGCGGATACTTCCATGCACCGTCTAAAAATCGCATTATCGTGGTTTTTACCCTTTCTTCCTCGTCTTGCTTCGTGTGCAAGACTACCAAATACCGCCCATCCTCTGTTGGCAGTCTCTCCTCCACGCTCACCCATTGACTGCCCTTCTGCCCTTCCAGCGCCTCAATCGCCATCTCAAACGCCACGGCGTAGTCCATAGGGAACTCCCATTCCACTTCTCTAATGGCTACCTTGATGGTCTCAATGGCTTCTTGTGGTGTCATTTTTCATTTACCTCCTCCATGTGGCTTGCTTAACCACTCTCTGACGATTTTGTAGTCGCTGGACAAAGTATCAACATCAGCAAAAATCACTCTGGATTTACTTACACATATACCGCAGATAAATTCTGCCAGTTCGTTATTATCCATTTGCCTAACATGATCTCCGTTGTTATATGCGTCAAAAGCAAGGCAATCTTTCCCGTCTTTTGAATTTGGCAGCCCCTCGCAACAACCGCCCATGTATCTTGTGCAATGCTCACAGTCTCGCATTTTACCCTCCAATCTCCGGCTTACTCCCATGTGCATAAAGCCATTTCCTGCTTTTTGCTTTGAGATCCGCAGGAGCGTCATTGATGTTGCATATGGCCTTGTAAACGCCCCGCCAGAATACTTCTGCGTTGCTTGGAAGCGGAACACCGTATTTCTTCGCATATTCCCTGATTTTCTGCTCATCCAGGGAAAATAGGGCCTCATTGCGTTCTTTTACAAAATTAGAAATCATTCACCACACCCCGCAATTTCTTCCAGGCTGACGGTCTCACCATCTTTGACGGACGGAAACAATTTGGGATTGATATAAAGCCAAATACCTCCGCCCCACGTAATTCTCAAACCGCGCTCAGAATCCCGGCTAATTTTTTCCACTTGGCAAATAAACCTGGTCAGCGCCTTCGCGTCCTTCACCTCCTGCGCCGTGAACCTGGGCGGGTCGAGAAATTCCCATTTGTTGGGAGAATCGTTAAGCTGAAAAAAGCATCCCGCCCATTTGAAAAAATTGCAAGAAAAGCAACCTTCACCGCCTTTTTGATTGCTTTCGCAAAAGGCTTTCACTTCCCCCAGCGTCCAATCCTTCAACGGCTTATCCATGCCTTTCCTCCTTTCGATTCCCACACGGCCCCGGATTGCACCGGCACCACTCAACCCCGGTCGCTCCGCATATGTCCATGTCCCTCTCCTTTCTGCTTCTCCTTTACAATCTCCGCCAGCTCCCGGAAGAACCTGACGGCCTCTTCAAACGCTTCATCCTTCATGGCTCAATATCTTCAAACACCACCGGCACCAACTCCCGCACCTGCTCCAGCAGCATCAGCGCCACCTCCCGCATCTGGGGGTGGGCAGCGGGCGAAGTCCGCAGCCGCAGGAAATGCCGCCACTCCCGAAGGTTGGCCGTCATTACCAGTTCGGTTTTCAGGCTGTTGGGGAGGACAGAACGTGCAACCTGGGGGCTGATACCGCGCCACAGCAGAAAGCGATATTCTTCCTCCGCTTTTTGGCAAGCTCTCATCCAGGCTCCATAATCCTCACCGTAATTAACCGGGGGAGAAATGACGGTGATCTCCTTGCCAAAGCTGTCCTTGCCGTAGTTGCAATACCTGGTGCTCTCCTGGCTGTAAGAGGCAATCCTATGCCGCACGATCTCATGGCTCACGCCCCGGTCGCAGACGAACTTGACGGTGAAGCTGTAGTGCTCCAGCACCGACTCGTGGCCCCGCTTGATGAGGCCACGGACGAACGGCTCTGCGCTCTCAGGGGTAATCTTGTCCTCACTCTTGTAGCACACCCGCCCGCACCGCTCGATATGCTGGAGGATAGCCGCCCCATCCAGCGGCGTGAAGATTTCAACGCTGGGTTTAATGATTTTCATAGGTTGCCTCCAAATCCATTTTGCTCCCGCACTCGGGGCAAAAGTTCGCTTTTCCAAAGAGATCAAATTCCGCTCCACAGGCAGAGCATCGGTAAAAATAGTCCCCCATACCATCATCTTTGGCCTCCCAACGCCCATGCACCACCGGGGCGGCGTCAACGGTTGGCTGTTGACTGATAGCATCCAAAATCAAATCTTCGTCATCATCATCCCAAAAACACACACTACATATCACAGAATCTTCGAGTTTATCCGCATCAATCAGCCTCATGTTCCCCCTCCAGTCTCTTCTCCAGCCGCTCCAGTTTCGATTGCTCCCAGGCGACAATATCATCGTCGTTGCCAAAGATCATCGTCAACTGCTCCAGCATGATCATTACATCCGCCATTTCCTCGTCGATATGATCCAGGTTCCCACACCCCAAAAGGTGCTTGCAAAGCGTCTGCTCTAACTCGCTCATCTCCTCAATGGCTTTGATGATCTGTTTTTCAGCGCCATAGGTGTAAATTGCCTTTATTAGGATTTCGCGCGTCTTGTCCATGTTTAACCTCCTTTAATTGTCCAGCCCTTTTCTCTCACCTGGAAAGCGTCTCCGAGTTGAATGGTTTCCGAAAAATTGTGCTGTGTCGTCTGCACGGCGTACTTGTCGATCTCCGTTGCGTAGTAGGCTGTCACCTCGGCCCCCAGCTTGTCCAGCGCGATATGCCCGCAACTCATACCGTCGTACATGGACAGCACTTCCACCGGCTCCTTTGTCAGGCCGTCGAAGTGGCTCATGATGTGGGCGATCACATCTACGGTCCATCCGTTCCCCAGCATTTTATAGGCTTGCGTGTCGCTGACCGGGAACTCGTAGTTATCCGGCACCGTCTGGAGGCGCTTGCACTCGGTCACAGTCAGTTTGCGGATGATGTGGCAGCCGTCCAGCAGCTTGATTTGGTATCGCTCCCCATTGATGGTGATGTAGCCGTCCACCACCCGATAGATCGGCCTGTCCACGGTCCCGCAGTATTGGTAAAAATTGCAGGACGTTGTTAGGCAATTCGATTTTTCCTTCATCGACCGCCCACGCCGTGTCTTGCTGTGCGGCTGGTCTAGGTCAACGCAGTCCCCGGCGGTAATCTCGCAGTAGCCCTTTTTCGTCGCCTCCGGCACAAGCATGGTTGGACCACCGCCTTGCTCATGCCAGCACACACCGCTCTCCAAAATGTCCCGTAGCAGGATTCCCCGGTCCTCCGGCTGTTCCACTTCCACCTGGCTGTATGTACCGTCCTGGTTTCGCTTCCCGACCCAGTAGAGCCGCTGCCTGCTTTGTGCGCTCACAAGGGCAGAGTTGATAAGCACCGGTTCCACGCCCAGTTCCTCCGTGATCTGTGCCCGGATAGCTGCCGACATGGACTTGTTGTTCTCGTACAAAAAATAATCAGGCTTGTACTTTTCTCTGGAGATCAAATAATTTTTGAACAGCTCCCAGCCCAGGCCGCTTGCCTCCGTCTCTCGGTTTTTCGTTTGGGCGATGCTCCAGTACGTGCAAGGGCTTCCCCCAATCAGCAGTTTTATCATTTCCCCTCCCGTTCCCAGGGTATCTCCACGGCAACGATGATCTGGAGATCATATCCATACTCCCAAAGGGCTTCGTTTATAATTTCAAAATCCTTTTCCGTCCATTCCGTGCTGCTCCTCCTGTTCAAACTCGATCTGCCCCGGCAGAACGCCGTCCTCCATCCACCAGTGGAACACGTCCATCCCGGTGGCGCCCATGTTCCATGATCCCTGCATCTTTCCACGCCTCCAGCGCTCTTCCAGCATCCGGTCAAAGGCTCGGATGTACATGGCCTGATACTTTGGCCAGCGGGAAAATTCCCGTTGCCGCCTCTGCGTCCCGGCCATCGGACAGCCAATGCAGCCTACACGGGAAAAGCCGCACCCGTAAAGGGGGTTTGTTGGGATCTTATCGCTCTGGAGATAGTTCCAAACATCGTCATCCTTCCAGTCGATGATGGGGTTGCACACCCGTTTCCCCTTGACGGCGCAGGACTCAAACAGCGCCCGCCGCTCATCGTTGTCGTTGCTGAGGATGATGCTCTTCTGCTTGTCCCGGTGAATGGCCTCGTAGATTCCACGGTTGTTTTTCCTGCTTGTGGATTCTGCCCACCGAACACCCGTGGTGATAAATCTCCCCACTCCGCCCTTCTCTTTCAGTACGGCGCAGCAGTAGCGCATAAGCCGTGTCGGCGGAATGAGTTTTTGTGGTATCAGTTTCCACATAGACGTCCGCTTGCCCTTGTACTCCGGGTAGTTGATTTTGCACCGTATCCCCAGACCCTCCAGCCGCTTAAACTCCTTCCGGACGAAATAGACCGTCTCCGGCGCGTCAGCGGTCGTGTGATTGTGCTGGACCTCAAAGGGTATC